CCAGACTTCCAGTTCGCCGTGTTCGACCTCAGCGAGTTCGGCGTGGTCGGCAGGTCTATGGCAAGCCGGCTCAACGCAGCGGACCGCCGGGACAGGGCGAGCGCCGCCAAGGGACTCCGCGAGACCATCTATGGAAGCGGGATGCTCGACCGCAGCCTCAACATCACCCACGTTACGACCGGCTGCTTGACTAGTGGCAGGGAAGTTCTCGTTGTCGTCTACCAAGCGCCCCAGCGCTCGGATGTTCCCCGCAAGTCGGATGTTCCCCGCAATCAAGGGACTTGACATGGCCCCCATTATCCGTGCTATAATGGCCCCCATCAATCAACCGCCCTACCAAGGAGACCTTAATGACCCAATCAACCTCGCAATCCCCCGGCGACCTTAACGCCGCCTGGGAAAAGCTCCTCGCGGACGCCAAGCGGCAAGCCGCCGAACGCCGGGCTGGCAAGCCCTCCCGGCGTAAACGCGAGCAGGCTTTTATTCCTACGGGGGAGCGCAATCCCAACGCCCCAAGCCGCGAGGAGGCGGCCGAGATCCTGCGCCAGCGCCGGCTCGACGCGATGAAGAAATTGAACGAGGGCACCGCGCCTCCGGGTTGGCAGATGGAAGGCTTGGTTGCCCACCTGGTCGAGTATCAGTGCGACTACTGCCTGTCCCAAACCGAGTGCCTGCATCCCCCACAGGTCTACCTGTCCCACCACCAAGTCCGCAACCCAGAGTCTCGCCACCTTCGACCGATTGGGCGAGGAGAGCTTTCCTACTTCCTTCACGTTGTCGGATTGAAGCTCAGACTCGAGCGCACCCACTGCAACGTGCCAATGTGCCAGCACTGTCTAGCCGATATGAGGACAGCGTAATGAAGATCCCCGACGATATAACTTGCCGAGAGCTAGCTGAGGTCGCCCTCCACTTTGCAAAGGTGGAGGAGCGCTACCCACCCTGGGCCTACATCACGGAGGTCAACGAGACTGGCGTCGGAACCCCCGGTACTACTTCCCTCCATGTAACACTCTCCAACGGAAGCTCCTTCTTCGCCCTCGTTGGAAGGGATCTTTCCATAGTTCAACCAGGAGGTGAAGCCTAATGCCTCGTCCAAGCAAGCGATCTGTAACCCTGAAGATACGGCTGCCGGAGGACATCCTGCCCGCCTTGGTTCTCAAGCGCCCCCGACTATTCCAGCGCGAGTCGCCGGGCTGCTTCAAGTACGGGGCGCTCTCCTCTTACGTTACTGAGCTTATCATCCGCGACTTGGAGGCTCTACGTGCCAACACCAGCGACCCTTCTTGATCTACCCCCCGATGTGGAGGTGGAACTCGAGATCAGGATATTCAAGGACAATTCCCTGCTAGGACAGGGCATCATGGGGCTCGACCGTGAAGTGGACAAGCCCGCCTCGTTTTCCGCTGTTTCAATCGCCGTCCAGGCAGGGGCCTACGAAGCACTCAAGGCAGTTTGGCCCTGGCGCGAGGAGTGAAGCAGCTTGACATCCCCGTACCACATGGTATAATGCACATTGGAGAATTAACTATGACCCCAGAAGAATCCGAGTTCATCCTCAGCCTTCGCCGGCGCGTTCAAGAGAACACCGACGCGGGCCGCCCCTCGAATGACGGAATTACAGTCGAGCACTACACACGGTTCCTCCAGATCATCAGGGGCAACCGCAAGTCTGCCGACCCGGTGAAGTCACGAGCGAAGGCCAAGAAATCCTCAATGACTGAAGATCAGTTGAAAGCGCTGTTCCAATAACCCTTTCGCTGGAAAGGAGACCTTATGCACATCGGATTCACTGGAACCCGACGCGGGCTCACCAAAGCGCAGGTCATTCGATTAACCTGCGAACTGCATGACTTCTACCAGAAGGCCCGAGGCGCTGTCTTCCACCATGGAGACTGCGTAGGGGCCGACGAGGAAGCAGCGATGATAGCCCGAAACATGGGCTACCTTATTCACTCTCACCCACCAAACTCAAATACATGGCGCGCTTACGCAGAGTTCGACTACGAGGAAGAAGCTAAGAGCTATCTCGAGCGGAACCACGAAATAGTTAATATCTCTGACCGCGTGATCGCCTGCCCAAAGCAAGAGTTGGAGGTAGTGAGATCAGGAACCTGGGCTACCATACGATACGCGACCAAGCGCCGGGTGCCCCTCCTTGTAATTTCACCGGGAGGAGACACTCGTGAGACCTGACTTCCCAGACGTAATTGACTCCTCGATGCGCGGGGCGTGGGCAACCTGCCCGCGTAAGTTCTACTGGCAATACATTCGCAACCTGCGGCCGAAGGGCGGGTCGGTCCACTTGATCGCAGGCGGGGCGTTCGCTCGCGGCTGCGAGGTTACTCGCAAGTCGTACTACGACAAAAATCTGTCCCCGGATGAAGCCCTCCTCGCCGGGGCAACCGCCGCCCTAGAGGCCTACGGCAGTTTCGAGCCGACGGCGACGCCCAAGATTCCTTCCAACGCGCACCCCAAGCGGCTTGAGCGCGTCCTTGAGGGGCTCGCTTGGTACTTCACCCGATACCCCTTCCACACCGATGCGATCCAGCCAATCAAGATGCCCGATGGGACTCACAAGGTGGAGTTCACCTTTGCAATCCCGCTCGACATTCGGCACCCGGTAACAGGGAACCCGATCATCTACGCTGGCCGGAACGATATGCTAGCGCAACACTCGAGCGGCATCCTCCTTGTCCACGACGACAAGACAGTTTCCCAGCTCGGCCCAACCTGGAGTTCCCAATGGTCCCTCCGAGCCCAGCTCGATGGCTACGTCTGGGCGGCTCGCCAACTGGACTTTCCCTGCGAGGGCGCGAACGTCCGGGGATTGGCCTTTTACAAGAACGACTTCGGAACCGCCGAGTCGCTTCAGCTTCGAACCAAGTGGCAGCTTGCCCGCTGGTATGACCAGACGATGCGGAACATCAAGGCGATGATCGCCGCTTGGCAGTCAGGCCAATGGGACTACGACCTGGATTCCGCTTGTTCCTCATACGGAGGCTGCGCCTATCAGAAGCTCTGCTCCGTCGAGAACCCAGACGACTGGGTTGAGGGGGACTACGAGGTCTCCGTCTGGAATCCCCTCGAACACAAGAGCACCAGCGAATGATCGAGGAGATCGTTCTTATCAAGAACGCCCTTATCTACTCTGGGCCCAGAACTAAGATCTGGGACGGCGACGACAAGGAAGGGGACAGCGACTACTACGACTGTCCCTTTAATTACGCCTTCTTCGATAACATGTCGGGGGAGGTTTGGGGCTACCGGGTGGTCCAAGGAGAAAAGGTCTCGCCTTGGATCTATTGCCCAGGCGAGTACCCGAACCTCCTCCTCCCTTACGAGGAGAGACAGCTGAACTTTCCCTTCGCTCTGTTCGCCTTTCTACTCAATTGCCTTGCGGAGCAAATCAATGAGCACCCCTGCAACCAAGATCCAACCAGCACTGTCTCCGATCCCAGCACCCAAGATAATGTTGATGGGTGAGTCGGGAACGGGTAAGACTTACTGCATCCGAACCCTGCTAGAGGCTGGTATCCAGCCCTTCGTTATCTTCACTGAGCCTGGCATGGAGGTTATCAGCGACCTCGGAGACAAGGTGAAGTGGACTTACATCAAGCCGACGACACCGAACTGGGCTTCGCTCGAGGGCGTTGTTCGAGATGTGAACACGCTGAGCTACGACAACCTCCTAAAGAAACCCGACGGAACCAAGTCTCAATTGCAGCACTACTACACCCTGCTGAAAATGTGCCAGAACTTCACCGGCCAGGGTGGAGTCCAATGGGGCGACGTGACCGAGTGGGGAACCAATCGGGCCCTGGTTATCGACTCCCTTTCAGGCCTCTCCGACATGGCCCGGCAAATGACAGTCGGCCTCAAGCCGGTGATGGCTCAGCACGAATGGGGCGAGGCGCAGAACCTGATCGAGCAGCTAGTCAACAAGCTCGCGACGGATATGCGTGCCTGGCTAGTCGTCACCGCTCACATCGAGCGGGAGGTTGATGAGGTCACCGGCGGTAGTAAGCTGATGGTCAGTACCCTCGGCCGCAAGCTCGCACCAAAGCTTCCTCGCTATTTCAGCGACGTAATCCAAGTTGTCCGGGAAGGCGACAAGTTCACCTGGGACACAGCAGCATACGGGGTGGCAGCGAAGGCTCGCAACATTCCTATCGCTTCCAAACTCCCCCCAAGCTTCGTTCCCCTCGCTAATGAGTGGAAAAGAAGAGGTGGCATCATCGAAAGTGAAGCCAAGTAAGCAACTAAGCTAGGAGCATACAACCAATGTCCTTTGACGCAGACCAATTCCTCAATCAAACAATCCAGGACTCAATGTCCACTCAGGTTAAGCCGTGCCCGAAAGGAGAGCTGCCGGCCTTCATCAAGGCTGTCGCTCTTCGAGACTTCACCTACAAGAAAGGTGAACGCGCCGGAATGACCGGCTACGCGATGGACATAAGCTGGCAGGTCACCGATCACAAGGTCGAGCAAGAGCTAGGCTTCCAGCCTACCGTGCGGCAGAGCTTCATCCTTGACTTCAAGGAAGGCTCCAACGCGCTCGACTCAGGTGAAGGGAAGAACACCGGCCTTGGTCGAATTCGTGAGGCTGTTCGTCAGAATCAGGAAGGCCAAGCTTGGAGTCCCAAGATGCTCGAGGGAGCGACGGCGATTATCCTCGTCGATCACAGGATTGATGGGGAGAACATCTACGCTGACGTGATTCGAGTGAGGGCGGCGTAACGAGTGGGGAGAGCTAGGGCTCCTGGGAAGCTGGTTGTGTACCACTTTCCCATCGACAGTCGCCGCGCTGGCCCGGCGTCTCTGGCAGGCCAGCTCTTTTTGGGAGGCCGAGATGAACCGAAAGCAGGAATCTGTTTCCCTCGATGTTTATATTGAGCGACGCAGTGCTCGGGCTGTTCTTGTTGAAAACCTTAAGGGAGAGGGCGTCTGGGTTCCTATCTCGCAGATTCACTATTTTGAGCGAGGCGTTCTCGAGCCCGGCGAAGATGTGGAGATCTGGATTCCCGAGTGGCTTGCAATGGAAAAGGAACTGATTTAATGACGACAGGAGCACACAAAAACATTGGCTTCATGTGCGGCTATCCCACGGAGACTTCAGTAACCGTGCTGGTCGCCAGCCTAGTTTCAACCGACATAGACGTGACTATTAATGGAGTACTTAAAACCGTTTCGCTTATCGCTGTGGGAGACGACCGGCCAGTTGCAGACCCGGGAGGCAGTACCGTCGCCCTATATGCAGGGCACGAAACCTGGACGGGCCTGCAGCCGTTCACGCGCTATCCTGTAACTCTCACACAGGGACTCAACACCGAGACAGACGCATCCGTTCTAACAGCCCCTCGTCCAACAGACGAGTTCCGTCTCTATTATCTCTCCTGCGACTACCACCTGCGCGGGGGGAACTTTGCTGACGGCTATCACTACATCACCCCCTTCCTTGACGCAGGTGGAAAGGCATACGCTATCTTCCAGGACGACTTCGGCTATGTTGACATGATGAACCTTAATGACTCCGCGGGAAGCCAGCGGCAGTCCACCGGCATCTCTTGGTCGGAAGATCCCCTGGTGGAATACGACTACGCCCTCGGCTACGCGAACGCCCTGGGCCTCCTTGGGGACACAGATGTAGCGAACATTCGTTGGGGCCGTGGAGTCGAGAGGCTCCAGTGCCTTCGAAATATCCCCGTGCTTATGCAGTGGGGCGACCACGAGTTTGCAAATGACCTCGGCTGGGACGACGACCCCGACAATCCAGGAACCCCTCTACCCGCCCTTGGCTCCACCTGGTACACAGTAGGCAAGACTATTTGGGATGCTCTATTCGCTCCCCTTCTCCCCCCAAGTATCCGCCTTCTTGACACGACGGCAAACCACTGGGGAGCTACGCTAGGGTGTGCCTATCTCGCAACGATAGACAGAATAACCCGAGGCTCCGGTCAATCTGACGATACCGCGAGTACACAATTCACCTCCATCCTTGGCAACAACCAGATAGACGATCTGCTCGCCGCCCTCAACAATCCGCTTCCGTTCAAAATACTGGGAATGTCGCTAGGAATCCGCTATCTAGGAACTCCTCTCGGAACCCAAGACTTTCATGGATGGCAGCAACCCCTCTTTAACCACCAACTGAGTGAGTACCAGCGGCTATTCACCGCAGAGGGGGGAGCCCTTCCTTCAATATCCAGCAGCCCCTTCCTCAACGGCAGCCGAGGGGTACTTGTTACCTTTCACGGAGACACCCATAGGGGTTACTATACACGGAATCGAGCACCCGCCTACTCAGGAAACGTAGCAGAGACGTTTGATTCCTGGTGCGTAGGAACCATAAATGGAACAGGAAACGTTCCTCTGCTAGGTGACGCCGTTACCTACGGGGCTACTGGCGGGAAGTGGGGCGGGACAGAGGTAGTATACACTACGGGCCCTACCCCGATGAATGAATACTGGTGTCTCTACGCAGACTTCTCTCCGAACCAGCTACAAATGTCTGTTACCCTGCTTAACCTCACAGGAGCCATCGCTGCCCACCAGATCTACTGGCCTGGTGGACGAGCACCTGTTCGCTCAACTGCCAGTTTCACTGAGGGGGAGAGACCAAAGAACTTTCGCTGGAGGGGACGAGGATGAACACAGAACTTATTGAATGGGCGGCAATCAAGCTCCAGCCCAGCCGCCAGCGTAAGGACTACCCCGGCGAGCACATTGGACAACTCGCGGCTTCGATTCAGGAGAGCGGTTTGCTTCACGCGCCGGTCCTTTCTCCCGATGGAGTGCTGGTCGCCGGTGAGTGTCGCCGGCAAGCCATCAAGGTATTGATGGACGCTGGAGAGTCCTTCCACTACAACGGGGAGCGGATTCCCTCTGGCCTCGTACCAGTAATCCGCACCCACCACACCTCCGATCTCGACCTCTACCGAATTGAACTTGAGGAGAATATCCGCCGCAAAAACCTGTCTCACCTCGAGCAGGCCCAAGCGACTGCCCAGCTGCACCGCCTGATGAAGGAGCGGAACCCAAACTGGACCAAGCTCGATACTGGTAAAGCCGTCGCAGACCTGCGAGGTACAGGGCACTATCCGGCGCTTTCAACTGAGGTGGGAGATGCGCTACTCCTCGATCAGTTCGCAGACAACCCTGAAGTGAAGAGCGCCAGAACCAAGGGCCAGGCTGTCCGAATCGCCAAGAAGCTAATCGAGCGTGAGCTGATGGCGAAGCTCGGAAGCCAGGTTGATATAGGAGGCTATCGCAAGCGACACACGTTGATCCCTGGGGACGCCTTTCAGGTAGTCCCAGGGCTTGACAAGGATCAGTTCGATTGCATCCTGACCGACCCTCCCTACGGAATAGCAGCGGACGCTTTCGGAGGGGCGAGCTTCCTGGGCAAGGCACACGAATACAAGGATACAGAGGAAGCTGCGCTCAAAGCAGCCAAAATGCTTGCGGAAGAGGGGCAGTGGCTACTCAAGGAAACAGGCCACTTGTTTATGTTCTGTGCAATCGAGCACTTCGGTATCCTCCGTTCCCTCTTCAACCACGCTGGCTGGCAGGTCTGGAAAACCCCACTGATATGGTACAAGGGGCCAACAGCCCACGCCCCGCAACCAGACTACGGACCCAAGCGAACCTATGAATGTATCCTATTCGCTAACAAGGGAATGAAGCGTGTGCTGAAAACAGGCCAGGACGTGCTGCAGTTCAATTCAGTATTTCGCGACCACAAGGTGCACCCAGCCGAGAAGCCAAGTGAACTCTTGTATGAACTGCTCTCTTGGTCCTGTCACCCAGGGAGTAAGGTGCTCGATCCCTTCGCCGGCTCGGGCTCGATTTTCCGCGCCGCCGAAGACGCTGGCTGTGATGCCACTGGAATTGAAATGGACGAGCAGTATGCTTCCATCTGCGAAGCCCGTATTAAGGAGATAGTCAATGCCACACCTTCCACCGAGACATGCGAAACTACCCCTGTGGGAGCACGTTCGGATCAGGAGGAACGTATCGCAGAGGATAGTTGATCCAGCCCGGCACGGGTATCAGTACGAAATAACCCACGACCTAGTGGAGTACACCTGTCCTCTCTGTATGTTTGTTCAGGCCGCTCCCGCGGGGCCTAACATTGAATACGAGTGTCCCAAGTGCAAGTGGCGATACATGACCCTGGACGACGAAGTACTGGTTCTCTGGCACCCTGGGACAGTGGGGGTCACTACACAAGCTTGGCCCCCTGGAACCCAGCCGGCGGAAGTTGCCCTTGAGGGAGCTTCCTCCGACACGGATCAGACGGCTGCTGAAAAGGTTCGTGGAATTAAGGAGTGGCGTGAACGTGAAGCGAACAACGAGCCCTGGGGCAGCAAGCCGCAGGTTCTCACGCCCAAAGGGAACGGGGAGGACAGCTGATGGTTTGGCGTGTTCGACTGGAAAAGGACGGGAGTCGGGCGACGATCCGGGAGAACTATTGGGAAATCCAGATAACCCGAAAGACTCCTATAACACAGGAGTCACTTCGTCGCCTGTTGCGCAGGTTTGGCTGGACGTGGAACAGCCCATTTCAGGAATTTAACGGAGCCTTGTATGCAGTCTTATTCAAAAATAGTCCTCGCGGCAAGCTTAGCCTTAGCCTCCTTCACCCCAACTTTTTCCGCGACTTTACCCCAGAGGCAAGACGAGCCAAAGTGGTGCGAGATAAAAGAGCTTCGGTGGGCAAGAAGGAGGGCGACGAACCCAGACCTGATGTATCTGTGGTGCGTGGATTCCAGGTCCCTCGCAAGGCGAGCTTTAATCGTGGAGTGGCCGGAAGCAATAAAGCTGCTTTCCGGAACAGCAAAGATCCCGATGCCCCTTAAGTATCCCGACCTCACCCCCTGCGATCGAGCCTTTATGTGGTCAACTCATTTGGAAGCGCGTGTAACCAAGTGTGGGTTGACCTATGACTCTCGCAGTTACGAGCGAGCCCGCGTGTATTCGCAAGATCTCAAACGTGTAATTGGCTCCGTCGACAAGGACCTGCCCTGCGAGAACTTAGTAAACAAGGGGCGGGTTCGCGACCGGAGTACTCTTTGGTGGCACCTGATTCGACTTAGCTCAGGGGAGGTTGGCCTGGTACGCTGTGCCGACAGGGCCTGGTGATGAACGGTGACTGGTTCCTCGTTGTCTTTTTCCTAGGGGTGATGCTAACCATCTTTGGAATCATGGGAATCCTGGCAGATCTCATAGAGAAGTGGGAGAAAAAGCGTGATCGTAAAGGAAGATGAGGCCAAGAGAAAGTGGTGCCCTTTCGCTCGGGTTATGGTTACCGGCTCGCAGGGCGTTGGCACTTTCGCTATGGCGGCAATTAATCAACTGCAGCAAGGAGATCAACAGCAGCTGCCTAACTGCCTCGCGGGCGGCTGCATGATGTGGCAGTGGAAAAGTATGATTGGAGGGCTGGGCTATTGTGGCCTGGCTGGTGTCCCCCCGGAGGGGTAGGAGGTGCAACGGTGGCAGGGAGGGTAGTATTGACATCTACACTAATCCTGTCGTTCCTTCTGGTTGTTGTGGGCGGCAGGGTGGGATTAAGGAGATTACTATGAAAAAGATACGCAAGATCCTCGGTAATATGAAGAAGAAGCTTCGCTTCACGATTTTCAAGGGCTTTGATGAGCAGTGGTACTGCCACGTCAGACATAAGAACGGCAACATCGTTCTTGACCTGTCGGAGGGATACACCCGAAAGGGTAGCCTGAAGCGCAACCTGAACAACATCATCAAGGCAATCAAGGAGGACAACTTTGAAATCGTCGAAGGAACGATGGAAGACTAAGAGCAAATGACCATCACGCCGGAAGAACTGGAAGGCATTGCCGATAATTTATTTGGAGCGGCAGCCGCGAGGCCACATATTACACATAGCCTCAGCCGCGAGGAATGGCAGCGCTTACGTACTGCCATACTGCGCGCCGCCGCCCGGTTGCGGCTGGCGGATAAGCTGATACGTAGCCTGTGCCGAGATTCCGGCACGCGCTTTGAAAGTGAGCGCAATCGTGAGATAGACGAGTTGCTGAAGGAATGGCGCAGAACCGAGCGCGAGGAGGGGGAAGCCGTGAGTAACAAGCGGATCTGCAGGTACTGTGCGTGGTACGAGTTTGTTGATGTTCGCTTTACCGGGATTCCCCCCGCTCATAGGTGCTACGCAAACAACCGCGAAAGTAATCCGGTCACCGGCAGCCAGGTGAGAGATGCCTCCGCAGCCCGTATGGACGAAAGCGATTGCGGCTCCGCGGGTCGCTGGTGGAAGAGGAGGGAGCGCCGTGAGTAGTGTAGAGGAATGGTGTGATTACTGGACTCGCGCCATAGGAGACTTACATGTACCCGGATAGACCAGAAAACCCCAAGCTCGAGCCCGCCTATTGCTACGACTGTGAGCGTGAGCTTGAGTACGGTGAGGAGCAATATGATATGGGCTGCGGGTGCTGGCTATGTGAACCCTGCGCTTGTGCCCGCTGGGAGGCACATGAGGGTAGACTCTGGTCCCAGCATGATGGAACATTCGCTAACAACCAACCACCCAAGGAGACACCCGATGAGAAACAACGAACCCGAAGAGTGCCATGAGTGCGGTGGCTTCGGCTACCTCGAGGACTGAGCATGACTAAGGATCAAGAAATAGCCAACCTGCGGAGAGCCCTTCAGCTCGCCAATCTTGCTTTGGATACCCTTCTCCATAGGGATCAAGCAGTCCAACTGGTTCTCAACTCTGCCACTATAGGAGAATACACGCAAACAGAACTGGATCGAGTGACAGATCTGATGGACAAACAGCAGGCTGCGGCTAACGAAGCCACCAGGCTCAAGACCTTCATAGCAGCTGTCCTGCGCCAGCGAGCAGACGAATGACCTCTGTCCCTGCTGCGGGCCCTCGCAATTCCGCGGTGATGGTCGTTGGGGAAGCCCCTGGCGAGCAAGAAGTCCTTCACGGCGAGCCGTTCGTCGGCCCTTCCGGCGTGGAAATGACCAAGATGCTCCACGAAGCGGGCTTCCTCCGCCAGGATTGCTTTATCACGAACGCCTGCAAGGAGCGCCCTCCTCGAAACAAGATCGAAAACTTCTTCGGAAAGAAATCAGACGGTTTGCTGCCTCTCTCTGGTAAGTACCCAAAGCCGCCCCTAGTCGAGGGAATTAAAGAACTGAAAGCTGAGGTCGATGAAGTCAAGCCCCGATTGATAATCGCCTTCGGTAACACCCCTTTGTGGGCCCTGACTGGTTATTGGGGAATTACTAAGTGGAGGGGCAGCCTCCTTCAACTCGACTCTGGCCCGGTCGTCCTGCCTACCTACCACCCAGCAGCGATACTCCGCAATTGGGACTGGCGGTACATAGCAGTCCACGACCTACGCCGGGCGAGGAAGTTTATCACCGGGAAGATCCAGCCACCTGAGTACCACTTCACTATACGACCCAGCTACTCAGAAGCCCTCGCCCGAATCCACGAATTAACCGCCCGCTGTATGTCGGGGCCGACTCACATCTCAGTCGATATTGAAACTCGCCATCGACAGATAGCCTGCCTTGGCCTCGCCTGGTCTGCTCAGGACGCCATCTGTATCCCTTTCATCGACATCCTTAAAGAGGACAAGTCATACTGGAGCCTCGAGGAAGAACGCCAGCTGGGCCTTTCCTTGCAGACCCTTCTTCTCCACCCCAACTGCCTTATCTCAGGCCAAAATCTAGCCTACGACTTTCAATACCTTGGCCGACAACTGTTTCTTATCCCTCGTGTATGGCGAGACACCATGCTCACCCACCATGTCTGCTTCGCTGGCTTGCCTAAGGGACTCGACTTTCTCTCCTCCCTCTACCTCGATTGGCACGAGTATTGGAAAGATGAAGGGAAGAACTGGAACCCAAAGAATACACCTGAGGACCAGCTTTGGACATACAACTGCAAGGATGCGGTAGCAACCTGGGAAGTGGCTGAGCGCCAAAGCGCTGTACTGGAATCCCTCAGCTTCCCCACCAACGAGCATGGCGCTCCAAACGAGATTCAGCTTTCTCTTTTCCCTCTCGTATTGTCCGCTATGCTCCGGGGGGTTCGCGTAGATCAGGAACTTAAAAAGTCCTTGACTATGAAAACCCTGGACGAGATCGCTAAACGGGAGGGTATTATCAACCAGATAGCTGGTGCCCCCCTCAACGTCAAGTCCCCAAAGCAACTTCAAGACCTCTTTTACCGCCAGCTTGGCCAACGAGTAATCGTCAATTATAAAACCAAGCGCCCCACTACAGACGCCGACGCCCTCGACGTAATAGCCAAACGTGAGCCCCTACTTGAATATCTCTGTACCTTGATTAACCAAACCAGACAACTCTACAGCTCCCTCGCCTTTTGCCTACAACCACTCGACCTTGACAAGCGTATTAGATGCAGCTATAATGTCGCCGGAACGGAAACCTACAGATTCTCCTCCAGTGAGGACGCCTTTGGGTTTGGTACGAATCTGCAGAACATCACGAAGGGCGAAAAGAACGGGGACCTGGAAATTCCCAACCTCCGTCTGCTGTTCCTCGCGGACCCTGGGTACGACTTCGGAGAGTTCGACCTTTCCGCTGCCGATGCTCAGGTAGTCGCCGCAGAAGCCGAAGACTGGGACTTGCTGGAAAAGATTCGAAGTGGTTTCCCCCTTCACGACGACAACTCGCAACGCTGGGGAGTGCCTAGACAGATCGCAAAGTCCTGCGTCCACGCCGCTAATTACGGTGTCACTCCCTATGGCCTCGCGCGCAATTTAGGCATAAAGGAATCGCTTGCAACCTACATCATAGACGATTGGTTTTCGCGGCATCCTGGAGTTCGACAATGGCATACAAGGATAGAGAGGCAACTGATGGAGAGGCGGTACGTCGAAAACCGCTTTGGCTATCGAAGGTTCTATTTCGACAGAATCGAAAACCTGTTGAAGGAGGCCCTCGCATGGATACCCCAGTCCACCGTTGCAATTGCTACAAACCTGGGAATTCGCCGAGTCGTGCACAACGTTCGCTGGGCGCAGTTCCTACTTCAAACACACGATTCAGCTGGATTTCAGTGGCCGTCAACCCAGACACCGGAAGCGAAAGTTCTCATTCCCAAATTCATGCAGATCTCCATTCCCTACTCCCGCCCACTCACCATTAAAGCCGAGCCAAAAATAGGGCCTAGTTGGGGTGCCTGCGAGTAGGCATAAACAGGGGCCATTATACCGTGAATAATGGGGGTCGAAATGCCCAGGCGGATACACGCCGACTGGTTGAAAGCTTACCTGGAATTTACCAAGGTAACAGAGTCTCCCGAGCAATTCAACTATTGGGTTGGTGTCTGGACTATTGCCGGAGCGCTGCGGAGGAAAGTCTTTTTAAGTATGGGGCACTTCCAGTGGATACCTAACTTTTACCTGTTCCTCGTATCCCCTCCTGGTATTGTCTCCAAGTCAACCTGCTTGAACATTGGAGCGTCTATGCTCCGTGAGATCCCCGGTATCCACTTTGGGCCGGAGGCTCTCACCTGGCAGGTGCTCGTCGAGGCCCTTGCGGAAGCCAAGGAGGAAGTTCCCTTCATGGTCAACGGCCATCCAGGGTTCTTCCCTATGTCCTGCATCTCCATCTCCGCCGGCGAGCTTGGAACCTTAGTCGCGCCGAACAACAGAGAGATGATAGACGCTCTAGTCTCCCTGTGGGATGGTAAGCAAGGCGCCTGGGAGAAGTGGACCAAGACCAGTGGAAAGGATACCATCATCAACCCCTATATCAATATGGCCTCCTGCACCACTCCCTCCTGGATCGCCCTTAACTTTCCGGAGGGCTTGATCGGCGGGGGATTCACCTCTCGCTGCATCTTCGTCTATGCTGACAAGAAGCGCCGACTCATCGCTTACCCCTTCCGGGAGCTGCCCGCTTCCTTCGAGCAGCAACGCCGAGATCTGGTTCGCGACCTCGAGGCAATCTCCACCCTCGCTGGGGAGTTTTCCATCACCGAAGACGCCGTAAAGTATGGTGAGGAATGGTACGAACAGCACTACACAAACCCGCCCAAAGCTGAACTCGAACGATTTTCAACCTACCTCGCCCGCAAGCAAACCCATATTCACAAGGTTGCTATGGTCCTCTCCGCGGCGCGGACGGACGACCTCACCATCACCGCAGACCTGTTGCGGGAGGCTAACGATTTAGTCACTGGCCTCGAGCCGGCGATGGAGAGAGTCTTCGAACACATCGGCGTCGAGGGCTCGGGGCGCCACCTGAATCAAATCGTCCAGGTGCTCGATTACCACAAAGTACTCCCTCGCGAGCAGCTCTTTTCCCGACTTGCTTTCAAGATGTCTCTGGAAGAGTTCGAGAAAGCCCTCGCTGCTGGAACCCGCTCTGGTCTGACCCATATAGCCCAGGAGGGCCGCGAGGTACTGGTTCAACTGACGAAGGAACGCTAATGTCCTCCCTTATGGAACGCTTGGCTTGGGAAGCGAATTATTGCTGCGTCTACGAGATGCTCCGCAGCAACCGCATCTATTCTCGGATGCGACTTGCGGAGCGTCTTGGGGTCAACCGAACTACTGTTGACTATTGGGAGGAGAAGATTCGGCTGGGGGAACTACTTCCGTGCCCTGACTGTCCCGCGAAAGAATCCCCGCGTAAGCCTCTGCGTACTCCCTCTTCAAACGCCTGAACTCCATCTGGGTTGCCATCCCTCGACTGAGCACTCGCCGGCGGTCCAGGTAGCTCCTCAAACTCCTCGCCATATCCTCCGCGTTGACTTTCATCTCTCCGTAGGGAACTCGATCGTTGTACTCCCGAACGGCTATCTGCGCGTCTGCAACGGCTTCCCGATCCCTATTCTCGATGGCGTAGTTGCGCTGGCGAAGAATGTTCATCTTTTGCGCTTGCCAATAGGAAACCGCTTGCAGCTCCGCAATCAATCTCTGCGAGCCCCGACTTAGCTTCCTTGGGGTGAAGCCGAAGGTGGTGAGAGCGAGTTCCGCTATATCCCTTGGATCGTTCAGGTCGAACTTAGCAATCACCTCACCGCCCGGCGTGGTTTCCACTCCATCCTCCGACAGCAGCCGGGTCGCCTTCGAGGCTTGCCTCATGAACAGCGGCAGGGCCCGCTCCCAGCGCCTCCACACGTGAGGGTCGTCTCGAATGAAAGGCGACACCAAGCCCATTCCCATCGCCCCCAAGGGACCACCAATGTCCTCCACCAGCTCACCAACCAGTTCCTGCGGAGTATTCCTTCCCTGGATCTTCTTCGAGATGTCTGTCCCTGGAAAGATATTCCCCATCGAGAGCGAGCCGGACAGATCTACATTAGGAATGGGGATTCCCAGCGCCTCTCCCAGCAGACCTAACCCCATTGACTGCGAGGCGATACCGTGGAAGAAGATGTCTGGGTGGACCCCAATGGCCTCCGCCAGCTGGGCTGATTCCTGCCGCAGGGTCTTCCGAATGTCGGACCTGCCCGGCAGGCCGGCGACCTCCCGCCCTTTCGTCCCTAAGGTATCCCACAGATCCAGAAAGTCTTCCGCCCCCGGCAGTCCCTGTAGTCCCGCCGTTACCATAAGGATCAACAGGTAGCGCCACGCACCTGGATCTTCCAGGGCGAAGAACAGGCTACCCTGCATGTACGATTTGAAGAGAAAGAGCGCTCCCTTCTTGCCCCTCATCAGTTCTGGCCGAGCCCACAGTGCATATTCGTATTGAGTCCTCTGCACCGCTTCCTTCGCCTCTCCTATCGCGTTGCTGTGCGAGATCCCTTTCTCTCGACTAAGCTGATATGCCGCAATCGCTGTGACAGTTCGGTTAAATTTCTCTACCGTATGGAAGGGCATGGCGCCGTAGTGCGCCGCCTTGAAATAGAAGTGTTTGCCGAGCTTTCTCAGCTCACGGGCGCGAAACTTCCCCTTGACGTCCAAGGGCAGCATCCTATCAACTATCCCATCCGTCCTCGCCATCGCCAGCTCGGTCGCGAGGCTCTCGTCGATCCATCCCTCGTGCATGCCGGTTTGAATCAGCTCGACCAAATCATCCGAGACTTTCTTCGGATTGGTGAGGTAATCCATGGCTTGCTTGTTCGCCAGGGTTAGTGTCTTGATCGCCCGCGCATCACCAAACCTCGCCGCCAAATAGGGATAGGTTACGAAGGGGACCTGGGTCATGTTGATGAAGGCTGACTTCAGGTTGTATCCCAGGTAGTAGAGGAACCCCATCGAGCGAAGGCCCGCCCACTCACTCTGGGGATTCATGATGTAGTTGTAGTGCCTCTCCAAGTGGTCCGCTATCTGGTCTCTCTTGGAAAGGTCTTTCACCTCGTTGCTTGCCGCCGCCCGAATCAGGTTCGCGTTCTGCCTCAGCGACCGAATATGCTCCTGCATCTGGAACCCATACCGCGCCCTCGCGATGTAGCCGGCCGCATTGTGAGTATACGCTGCAATGATCCTCAGCCCGTCGTAGGAGAACCCTTCAATTCCCGTCCTCTTCCTCAGGTGGTTCAGGAACGACCTCGCCGGCAGGGCCTCAAAGGCAAGGTTCTTCAGCAGCTTCTGCTGTTCCTCGTTAAGCGGCTCTCCGGCCCGCTCGAAGGACTCCTCCATCATGGCGATGAAGTCCCGTGGCATACCCTGCGCCACCCGCTCTATATCACTAACTTCTCTCTTCGAGGTCGAAAACTTATCGTCCGGGTGGCGATTCCTCTGTTCATTCAAGGAGAGCTCTTGTTCCTCCACCGTGTCATACATCTCGTAGAACACAGTGTTCCCGCCGGCTCGATCCTTGACCTCGACAGCATACTTCCCAAACCTCATCATTGGGAAGTAGGGTCGCTCTCTCAGCCGAGCAAACTGCAGCCGAATCTCCTGAATCTTCCTTCCCTGAGTCAGTGCCTCATCTCGATAGAGGTGCTTTGTCCGGTTGACAAGCACCTCCTCCATCTGGTCCAGGATTCTTCGGAAGTGCTTACGGACCTTTTGATAGTAGGCCAGTGCCTCATCGCTGCCAAGGCGCGTTACCAATTCACTTTCACTCAGGTACGCTTCATCTGCTACCTCTTCCAGCAGAGTAGTGAAAACACGATTCGCCGTCTCCTTCCCAAGCTCTCTCCCCTCCGACACGAGGGTATTCGCAGAGGCCATCAGGCGCTTCCTCAGCGCATCCCACTTGCCCACATCAGTTACGTAATTGACTACCTGTTTGATGTGTTTGTTGATCCAGGAGAGCTGCGGCAGTGTAGCTCCCCACCGCCAACCTTTGTTGTATCGGTCGAGGTGAGTATCCCAAGCAGTATGCTCAGAGAGGAGTTCCCGCTCCTCAATGTTTCCCTTCAGTATGGCCTCGAACAGCTCCTTCGACCGCTGCGTCTTAGCCGCATCGAGGAGGACCAGCTGACTTCCCATCGCATCAATGAATTGCTCCGCCGTTCGATAAATCTTGTACTCTTGGGGCAGGGCGGCGTAGATTGCCTTCAGCTCTTGTCGAATCTGCTCAAGTGTACTCCCCTTCATCATCTCCGGTGGAACCAGCCCATAATCGGCGGCGTCCTTACCGAACTCTCCAGAAAGTGTCCTTGCTACGGAACGCGCCCACCACTCGTGTATATTGTGCCAGTAGAGCCGTCCATTGTTGCTATGTGAAGGCACAGGTCCAGAGGAGAACTGCGCGTTAGGAATATGCTGCAGGGACTCGGGGAAGGTCTGCCCTCCATAGAAGCGGGAAGCGATGTGAGCCTCCATATTCCTGCCAACCCAATCTCGCTCACTATTCGCAAAGGCGTCAAGCAGGTACTTCGTGTATCCCTCTCTAACTGCCCGCGCCAGGCGGACAGACTCCGTGCCCGTTTTTCCTGCAAGCACGTCAACAGCCGCTTGCCTCAGAATACCCTGCAAATGGGTTTGTAGCCAGGTGTGTCCCGTTTCATGCAGGGCAACGTCGTAGATAGCTTGCTTGACGGTTTGAAGAGTCTCTGCGCCCGCGAAAGTAGCCATTCGAAAGGCTGTTGCAACCTTAGCAGTATGAGTCCCATTGAGGATGATTGTAGTCCCTGTGTCTACACGGTCTCGAGACCACTCACCATTCTGGTCGAGGTTGAGAACCTCCATACTGCCGAGGGAGCTTCGAGTCGCGGTGTTTGAGAAATCAATCAGGGTCTTCTCTTGAGGATTCTGGATAATTCGTAGCGATTCACTGAGCTTCCCAAGGAACTCCCCCAAGTCACCAATAAGCTCATCAAATACGGGGACGATTTCCTGCGTTGGAGGGCCAGCTATCTTAATCGCTACCTTATGCTCTGACTTCCTCCACTCATCAAAAGTCATAGGCCCATCAGGGGTGATAACCTCCCGATTACGCAACCTCTGCTCATAAGTCCCATGCTCTATATGGCTACTGTCAGAAAGGAAGGGGCCCTCTTCCATGTGGATACGTGAAATCTGATTGAAGGCAACTCGCTGGGGTCCGGTCAGTCGGTTGAGTCTCTCAGCGTTCTCCGAGGCGAGTTGATCGTTCGAGCTGCCAATCAGCTCCCACTTCCGTTTCACGTCGAGTGCCAGCTGCGCCTGATCCAGGGGGAGTCGATCCTCTTCAAGCTCTCCCAGCTGGTCCACCATTGACTGCAGCCTAGTCCCCCTCATCTTTACTCCGACCCCAGCGGCGAGAAGGCTAAGCATCCCGCCAACAGTACCTCCCGTGCTGCCTGCCTCCCAGATATTCTCTGACAACTTCCTTGTCGAATCGTAGCCAACCAGATCGGCTGCCGTCCAGTTCTGCATCCCCGTTTGGAAGACCTCTTGCATTGCCTCTTCCAGCGCGCCCTTAGCGGCTTCCTTGGCGATGTAACCTTTGACGGAGGACTTAATTTTCAGCTGATCGACTTTCCCCTTAAGGACATTTGCCAGCTTGCCGCCGCTGTACTTGTTCAGCCGCTTTGCGATGCTGAATAGCGGCCAGGCTTCCGACGTGCCCGCCGCCGCATTAATCAGGTACGACATGGAGGCGTCCTCTTCCGAGGCGCCGCTCGCTACTGCATCCTCATAGCCAGACAGCCCGCCAACGGCAGATCCTAACAGGCCAGTGGTGAACCACAGGGGAATCCGCACAGCAGCCCCCGCGACGCCCCCTGAAAGAAACGCTGCGGAGTAGCCAAGTGCGCTGGGCAGGTCCCTCGTCCAAAAGCCCGGCACGACATCATCTGGTTCGAGCTGAGTCGCGTTTCGGATAAGCGAAGCCCACTTCGACCGCATACCGAAGTCTCGCTCCCGCTGTGTTATCTCCCGCAGGTACTCCTGATCTCTCTCATCGTCAGAGATCGCCAGTACAGCCTCATCCCACACCCGCCGGCCTGATTCCAGCGTTGACGCCGCCGTGTTTCCAAAGGCCTCGTAAACCGAGCCTCCAATTGAAAACGCACCCCGCCTCATGGAGTCAATCCAACCGGCGTCTCCTGACTTGATTCCCAGCGGTCGTGGGCGAGCGTTCATATCGTTGCGGGAGGTGAAGGCCCCCTCCGCAGACAGAGCGCTCTGTGCCCTCAGTCGAGAATCATAGCGGTCCTTCTCCAGCGTGTAGAGGTTTTGGATTTCCTGCTGCAGGGCAGCGTTCAGGTCTCGCCGCCCTGGTTGGGGAGTAGTGGCTGGGGAAGCCGGTTGGGCCTGTCGCCGCCGTCCAATCTCCTCCAGCGCTAGAGCATTAAGGTCCCGTTGGGGCATATTCCAGGTATCCTACAAGAGTTGAATACTGCATGGTGTCGTCGTATTCCTTCGTCACTGGGTTCTGCATGACGACTTTTCCTGTGTTCGGATCAGTAGCGACTACTACCCAAGTTTCGCTACCTAACTGAACGGTACGGCCTACGTACTTCTGGCTGGCCCTAGCTTGATCGAAGCCAGATGAGACAGCCCCGGCTACAGCCCTCAACCCAGATTGCAAGAGGCCTCCCGATCCACCGCCCTCAGCCGGGGTTAGCTGAGATAAACGAGCCTTTTCTTCTGGGGTGGTTGCGCGAGCAATGCGAGCGGCCCGCTCTTGCTGAGCGGGAGTAACGGAGACTCTCCCAGGGAGAGCCCGTGGTGGAGGCTCCTTCTCAGGGGGCGGTTCTCTCTCTGGCGGGGGCTCCTCAGCTCCGCCTTCCCGTTGTTTCTTGATTGCCTCAACGACCTGGTCTATGGTCACTCCCGCTTGCGGGTACAGCGCCTTCGCTACTTCCATCGAGTCTGCCGCTGCCTTATTATCATCGAAGGCGAGAGGATCAGGCGAATTTCTGAACTTGCTATCCCATATCTTCGCAGCAACCCCAGCGACAACCTCAGCGTCCCTCGTATCCCCGGCAAAAAGAACCAGCTTGTCTGCCTCAAGCTCTGTCAACCCCTCAGCGATCAGCACCCTTCTCTTACGCTCTAGCAGGCGCTCCTCCGCGGTAGACCTTTCTGCCGCCGTAGCTGCCCTTTGCGCCGCCACCTGCGATCGAAGGATCTCGTTCCTTTCCTTGTCAAGCTCGTATCCCTTCGCCTTCGCAAAGGCCTCCATTCGCTCCTTCTGCTTGACTCTCTTCTCCTCAGAGGCCAGTTTCTGTTGCTCGAACTTGAACCTCTCCCGTTCCAGCTCAGCGGCTTTCTCGAGTCGAAGCCGCTCTGCTTCCTGGGCGGCGATTGCGCGCTGTTGCTCCTGCACCGCCTCATAGGTCTGCAGCGCCGCCAAGCCCGCCTGAGAGAGGTTTCGGTTGAAGCTACTTCCACCTCCAATCAACTGCAAGGCAGCAACCTGCGAGGCTCTTCGCTTCGCTGGATCGGTCTCGATGTCGCTTAGCAGCTGCCCAATTCGACCGTAGCCTTTGCTCAGGGCCCCTAGAACACCGCCCCGCTGTGGGGGAGGCTGTGGGGGACCTACCGCCGGCTGAGCTGCCTGCGCAGGAGTTGCAGGGGGTTGTGGGGGCGTCGCTCCCAGCAACGCCAAGCCAAGTGATCCATTAGCCATAAGGGCCTCCACTTAACAATTCACCTATTCGGCGGCGTCCTTGCTGCTGTCTCACCGCCGCTGCCAGAATCTGGTTCGTTATCGCTCGAGGATCAACAGAGTATGGAGGGGGGATTCGAGTGGGCGGGCCACCAAGTTGCAGGCCAGCACTTGGTAGCGCTCCCCCGCCCGATCCCCCCGAATCCAAGAGGTTCGCCAGCGCCCGTGGGTTCAACCGAGGACCAGACCCTTCCGCAGGGAAGTCGATACTCGGCTCCGGAACATCCACTACGCTGGGGTCAAGGTCCGGAATCGTTGGAGGAGGCAGACTTGGGGGCTCGTAGGGGTCGGTTCTGGAGACAACCTCTTCGATTCCACCCGGTGGCTCCCCCGCCAGTATACTACCTACTCCAGCGGCGGCGCCTGTCCCCGCTGCGGCTCCACCAAAGCCGCCACCAGCTGCGGGAGCCGTCACTACAATTTCCTCCAGCACCCCAGGTGCGGCCCCAGCAAGCGCTCCTCCTACACTACTGGTGCCCAGAGAAGGCGGGGTTACTCCTGCCAGAATCTGTGCGTGAGTAGGGACAATAAGGCTGGGCTCTGCAAGCGCTCCAGCTGTGGTTCCTCCGCCAGCTGCAGCTCCTCCTCCCCCCGCTAGCAATTGACCTATTCCTACTCCCGCAATGGCACCAATTCCTCCCAGCACCAACCCGCGCTCCAGCCCTTTTCGGGCTTGCTTCCTCGTCGGGTCGTAGTCGGTAAGGAATCTTCGCCCCTCTGGGTTGTAGTCAGATTTCTGTTGCTGTAAAGCCTGGCCGAAGTCTAGAACAGATCGAGGATCTTCAACACCGTACTTTCGACTCAAATCCTCTTGTATCTGCAGCCACCTATCAACCTGTGAGTTGATTCCCCCATACAATCTTCCTGAGTTCTTAATCCAATCCTTGTCTGAACCAAGCGACTGTTCAATAGTAGGGGATACTACTTGGTAGATAAAATCTGTCAATTCCTCTCTTGTCCAAGGGACATAAACAGTTTGCCCTCCTTCCGCTGTAACCGTTTTAGGGGCAAACCCCCTTTCTGTCCAGTTGACTGCGAGTGGCGACGTCGCTCTCGAGCGAACGTAGTCAGGAAACCATTTATCAGGTGACTGCTGTTCCAGAGAACCTACTTGTCTAAAATCCCCACGGCTAAATCCGCGATCATATACGAGCCTCTCTGCTGGAGTCGCCTCATTCCAGAGTTGTTGCAGCTCATCCGCAGATACTCGGCTGGCAAACCGCCCGCCCGATAAGGTGTGGAGTCGACCGTCCTTGCGAACGCCTACCTGGTAGGGCTTGAACTCCTCCCAGGTATTTCTTCGCGGGGAGTAGCCAAAGAAACCCTGCTCGGGAGCAACCTGTGGTTGAGGTTGCTCGAGGTTTCTCCAATCAACGTCGTCAAGACGCAGGTAGGCCACCTAGCTATCTCCTGAACTGCCCCCGACCTCTTTGATCCCCAACCAGCAGGCTCCCGATTGAGGGATTCACGCTCGTCTGCGCCTCGCCACGAGTCCGGGCGTTGGCAAAGCCCTTTCGAGGAGCCTGCGCCGGAAGTCGCTGCGGTTGAGCGGGCACTGCACCGGGAGGAGCAACAGACGACTGGGGTACAGCGCCAGGGGGACCCTGCAGAAACCTCTGCTCTCCGAGTCGACCGCCTTGCGCGCCTGCTGCCTGTTGCTGCTGCATCATAGCGGCCCGTTGCTGCATCAGCCGCTGCATGATGTTCTGCTGCGCCATCCTCTGTGTAAGCGCTTGAAAGAGGGCCATCTGCATGCGAGGATCGCCCTGCTGCGTCGGCTGCCCAATCGTCGGCTGAGCCACTGGGGGCTGTCCGCCCGGTCCGTAAGTTCCTGGTCCAAAAGGCATTTTGATCTCCTAATAAGCAAACGGTAGGTCGTAGGATTCGTTGGAGCCCCCACCGAAGCCCCCTCCTACCGGGGAGCCCCCACCGGGTATGTTGGGGAAGACCCCTGAGCCCCTACCAAATATGTAGTACCCCAACAATTGACTGGCCAGATTGCCCTCCTCCGGCCTTGATGTAGTCGTGCTTCCACCAGCCCCTCCCAAACTAGCGCGCAGCTGATCTAAGCCTAAATAGGGGGCATTGGCTCTGTCTTGGAACTCGTCTATGAGCCCCTGAAGCTCGGTCTGTTCCTGCCCCTGCTCAATGGCGCCAGCTTCTAGCAGGGTTTGCCCTGGAATTGTGCCGGCAGTGAGTAAGTTCCCTACTCGGTTAAGCGCACCTTCGTGTGTCCCGAGCAGCTGACTCGAGAGGTTGACCCGCAGCCGGGCTAGCTCATTGGCGAGTGCCTCCGAAGTCTTCCCTACCGCAATTCCCTGCGCGACCCCCTGCCGCGACCCACCTAGTCCACCGGCAAGGAGGGCGTCCTCCGCAATCGCCGGCAGGGCTGTTTCCGTCAGGTACGTTCCAACCTGATTCTGGATACTCGACTCAGCGTCCGCCAGCCCCGGAATGTTTCTGTAATCCAGAGCCGTCGCCGGATCACTCCAGAACAGGTTCGCGGCTAGGGCAGCATCTATCCCCTGCTGCGCTCCAGGCGACCCAGCGAATCCGGCCAGAGCATCTAGTCCAGCCCGCTGATTGGGAGTGAAGTCTGCGACCCGATCTCCTTCATAGACAGGGATTCCCTCATCAACCAGCGCTGTCGTTCGGTCGATTAAGTCCTTTCGAGCCTCCTTGATATAGTCGGGCTCAGAGACAGTTACAGTTCCGTTTGACATCTCAGTCTCCTATTCGTTGAGCAGGTCGTCTGCCCTCCGAATTGTCTCGTCAAGCTCATCTCCAGCTTGATGGGCTCCTGCCCGAAAGGAAGCGACATCACTCGGGTCTTCTCCAAACTTCCTTCCAGCCGCCTCCGCCTGCTTGATCGCTTCTGCCACCTTCGACGGATTCGCTTTGAGGGCCAGCACCGCTGCGATGAACATACGAACCAGAGAGATAATTGCCGCGTCACTCATTGACTCTATCCTCCAGTAAGGCAAGCATCTGATCGACCACCCCAAGGTAGCCCATTGCCTCTGCCATCTGCCCTGCATTGAGGGCATCATCCGCAAGGTCGAGTACCCGCAGGGTTTCATTCTTAAACTGCTGTACTCGCTTGGCCCTCTCAATCTCGAGGCGCAGACGAGTCCTCGCTACGTCGCTCCGCTCTGTTTGGTACAGCATCATGGCCCGCTCGAGCTGGTCGTTCTGTGCCCTGGTGACCTTCTCAACCTTCTCATAGCCGTCTGCCAGTATTGCCGCTGGCGTTAGCTGCACACAGGCAGTCAGGGCAATCGCCACAAACAGGGCGTATAGAAATCTCGCTTGCGTGCGCATCAAAACCTCCACCCGGCAAGTAGCCAGTTATTCCCTCGATTAGGGGAATCACCAAGCCCGCCATTAGACATATGCCTGGCTTGGATAGACGCCCTACCGAACTCGAATCCGAGGGAGATTGAGAAATTAACAGCTTCCGGTAGCAAGAGATCAATGTTGTCACTCTTCGTCCGAATAGCCCCACCAAGGCCGATAAAGGGGGTCCCACCAGCCGCCTGAATGCGGATAACCCTTTGTACGCTGAAGTAGGCAAAGTTGTCTACCACATCCCGCTGGTCTCCTATCCAGCCGGAGGTGAGATCCCAATTACCGACCAGAAGACTCGCCTCTGCTGCCCCTGCGTCGCCACTGAAGTACGACCACGAGTTGGCGGACGATACGCCTCCGGAGAGGCGCACGTCCCAAGCCGCGGCCGAGGCACTGACGAGCAGCAGGATTGCTGCAATCAGTGCTCGCTTCATGACCCCGCTCCTGTGCTGCGGAAAAATACGGGAGTCCGCGTGACCATCCGCAGGATGCCGTTTACCACAGCAACGAGACTCAGCCACACCGCTGTCCCCTGATCCACCAACGCGGCGATTGCCTCCACATCTGGAGTATCTTCCGAAGGGCCGAAGAAGTAGCTGATCAGTGCGTAGAACAGCACCACTCCATTGACAATCATCGTCTTATATCCAGCACCCATCACTTCTCTCCTTCCCGGCTAGGCCGGACTTAAAAACTAGCTCCTGCGTAAAGACGAAATCCTTGAACACGCAGTCCAGTTCCTTCTCCCCACCAAACCTCCGTAGCAGAGGTGATTGATGGCACAACCCAAACCTCAAGATACGACTCATCTGGAATCCTCGCGTGCCCATTAAGGTTGAAGCCGGTAAAGTAGGCGATCCCTCCCACGGCCCCCAGAAGGGGAAAGGTAAGACGTATTGCCGGTAACAAGAGGGCTCCATTAAGCCGAATTTCAACCTGGAACAGGCCACTATCATAGAGTACGAAATTGGTCGAGCCGAAAAAGTTTACTGCGTACATTCCTCCATATCGTATATTTATCCGATCTGTAGCTGGAGAGGGAACGCAGTCCCCTGACGATACCATCGGAAAAGTGAAATCTAGCAGAGTCGGTACGCTGTAAACAATAGGAGGGCCCATACGGTCAGTAATGGCAACGCTCATCCCCCCCATCGAGACCTCTACCTCACTCGCAAAGTCCGTCAGACGTGTAAACTCACGAGCCGCTGATTGATCGGGGCCCTCGTAGAACGTTGTGTAGCCGTGACCGTGGATAGAGGGCATATCAGAACCCAGATGCCCAGGTGTCGCTACCAGCCGCTGGAACTACAGGCCCCGCTGCAGCAAAGGGAGTTTCCGTGATAGACCGGAATCCCAGGCGACCTGTCTCCCAACTCCACATAATAACGGAGTTAGCAAAGGTCGAATCGCTTGATGGATAAAAGAGCCAGACTTCCTTCCTTGGTCGATTTGGGCAGAGAAAGACATTCTCCAGAAAGGCGGTGTTAAGGTTCGCGTTGTAGAACTTCCTCAACTTCGTACTCAGTATCGACTGCGCGCCTCCTGGCTGCCCGTTGTGAATCACCAGATCGTCCACCGTGGCTACCACATGGCCCTGGGGAATTGCGACTACGCAGTCTCTCCCCATTGCGCCTATGTCGTCGTAGATCTTCCAGTTCCGCATCACTTGCCCGCCACCAACGAGTTGGAAGCCCCATGTCGAGCGCTCCTTATACACAATGAACGTATCACCTAGAGTCATCCCATCTACTAGATAATCGGGCGTCTCCGCTATGTCTACCTCTCCCGCGAAGTTATTGGCAAAAGAGGTCCAGGTTGCGGGGACCGCCCCTGGACTCGCTGCATTACTCCACCGTACCCTATAAGGAAACCAGCCGCTTCCATCAAATATCCTCAGTGCAACAAGGAAATTCTTATAGGGCCGCAGCGCCCACGTTCGATAAGACGCCCCAATCCAGTTCGCTAAATCTACTGTCTTCGCGGCCAAGCTTCTCGTCCACGATTGGGGGTGCTCGCTTGGCTTATTGAAGATTCCAACTCCTTGAAATATGAATCCGTGCCAGCGGTCAGCCCCCGCAGCATAGGCCCCTGAGGCCCGAGTAATATCGGTGTGCCCCGTAGCCTGCTGGTACACCCTCATGGCGGTAGCACTTGCATATACCCACATAGGGTCATCGAAGGGGGGAAACGCCTGGATCCAAATAGGAGTAATCCCCGCTGCGGTAAACACAGACCGCTGTGCATTGAGGCTGGTAACACCGCCTGCCTCAAACCGCACAGAATCCGTCTCGCTCCACGCATTTGGAGGAAGGGAGTAGGGCGGCTGATCCTTATACAGACCAACGTCGCCCAAGTTTGAAACCGGCAGCCGCATCAGTACATCGACTCTTTGTGAAGGGCCAGAGCGAGTATCTCCGTCGCTGTGATTCCCACAAACAACCATACTCCCCGCGAGCTGGCGGGTAGCAGCAGCACCTTCGCGCCTGAGGGGACATACCGTACTGTCGTCACCCCGGCGATCGTCAGGCTTCTATCCGAGATCCCAATAACCTCGTGCCGCCACACCGCCCACCTTCCCTCAGCGCAGTTCGACAGCGTAACTGTCGTGTCAGCATTTCCTTTAGAGAGGGTGAATATCGTCTCATCAAAGTCAATTCCTACCGCTGCAGTAGAGCCCAAATCCTTCCGACTGTAGCCAAAAATTGCAGTAAGGACGCCAAGAGTGCTTAAAAACCCTAGAGTGCCCGCTGTATCTACTGAGGATAAAAGGTTAAACTCGTCCGGGTCTGGATTAACAGCAGCATCGACATTAGGGAAGCTGTTCTTAACAACCCTCTTAATCAAGCGGATGTGATCATCTCCCTCGTGCCGCTTAGCGTCCCTCTCGGGGTAGCCGGGCAACAGTTCACTTATATATGTTGCATTTTCTATGGTCATGGGTTAAGCGACCTCGTACTGAGGGCTACCACGAGAACCGTAGTCGAATTAATCCCCAGAATCCAAAAGAGGGCGTGGCTGCTACCGGCGGCGTTTACTGCCTCGTCACTAGGAATCTTATAGATCGTGGCCGGGCCTGTCCAGGATATCCCTAGATTAGGGTTCCCAGTCGTCTCACGATAGGCCCACAAGGCCCACCGACCGGGCTGCTGCCCTGAAACCGTCGCGGTTAACGCGGAGGAGGGCGATGTCGAGATATACAGGTTGTTCGTGGCGAGGTTGAGTGCTGGCGTCGTCGTCGCACCTAGATCAACGGCCTTCAACCCAAAGGCGGTCTTCGCCCGGCCGGTGGAATCCTTGAGGAAAAGGGTATCCCCCGCTCCGGTATCCGCCGCTGTGAGGAGGTTGAACTGCGCTGGTGTGGGAGTGCAAGCTCCGTCCACATTCGGGAAGGAGGCCTTTACGACCTTCTTGATGTTCCGTATGTGATCATCCCCCTCACTGCGGGGGTCCGCTGCGTCATTTTCCAGAGGCAGCGTAATATCCAGATCATCAATGAAGTCGATGGGGGACTCAAGAGTCATCTAATCTTCCTCTACTAGCTGGTCGCTATCTGAGTACCGGCGATTGGTGTGGATTCTGGCCTCATGCGAGAAAATCAACTCTGTCCTTGCCTGTCCAGCCATCCCTGCGAAGTCCCTTGCAAGCGCCTCATTCATCAAATGAAAGCGCGCAATCATGGCTCCTGCGAGGCCCATCAGATAATTCGGTTTTACCTCCAACCAACGGTTCAGAGTACCTGTTGAATCCTCAATCACCTCAGAACCCCGTATGTAACTAAGGCGGAAGGAGTACGCCTTATCTGGAAGTGGGGCGAAGGTGGCAAAGCCGCGCGTTCCAGCTAAAATGGACCCTGTAATGGAATAGTACAGGGGCCTCCCGTTCTCTGCATTAAGAATCAGCCAACGCGTATCTTCCCTCTCCAACTTCCGGATCTTGTATTCTATCTGAGGAGTAACCGTCGTATCGGCAAGGATCGGCTCCCTTTCCTCAATTTCCCGCAAAAACCGCGAGGGGAGTTCAACGCTGCCGTCTCCTACTTCT